TCTGTGATCATGTAGGCTAGTCGCCGGATTTCGGATTCTGCATCTGCCGGCAATCTCAACTGAAGAAAATTACGCAATGACCGCGCATTGATCCACCATATTCTCTCTGTGGCTGAAGACACAGGAATAACCAGCCTTGACTCTGTCTTTGTCATCTCTATGTTATCCCGTAAGTGATGATAAATGTTCTGTGAGTGAGTAAACTGATCAGAGAATATTTCGTAGATATTTTCTGCAACAGTTTGATTTGTCACCTTGTCGAGTAGAGGGTAAACAAAGGATAGTGAAGCCTCCTGAAACCTCCTCGACTTTGACACATGCCCTGACATTCTGTGCCGTGATATTTGGGCGCTGCAAGCCTTAGATATGCCCGATATATGAAAATTATATTGGACAGCCTCTAATGGAGTGTGGTGCCCAATATCTATAAGTTTCTTGTTAAGTTTAGATGTGTCCTTCGGGTTAACACCTGACGATACAGCGGCGGCTTGGGCGACCTGAGACTCAACATCAGCCATCGTTCCAGTTACAACATTATTGCTAACCACTGTCGTGATACCAATCAACTTGACATCCGGTTCTGTGTTACCCAGGAGTCTGCCGTCCATAGACATCTCGGCTCTAAGCACTTTCCAACGGTCAATCATCCTATTTCCTCCTATTTAAATAACGTGCTGTCTTCACTCTCCAGACTGATCATCCAAGAATTCGTTGAGAATGTCTTTGGCAGAGTGAAGCGCAGACCCATAATCGTATGCTTTTGTTTTTACATAATAATAGGGTTTTCCCTTGTAAATTACCTGCTTCACTTCGTTGTCAATCTTGTCCATTGTTCCTTGAAGGAGTTTCCACGCCTTCTGTGTGTTGGACGGATCATGTTTGAACACGTAATTACGGCTTGGTCGCCTGATAATGGATTTGAAATTGCTCGTAATATAATCGATGGACTCTCTGCCCACTTCCTCTCTGCCATAGAATTCTCTTAATGCGTTCATTTTTCCTTTTTAAAAAACTCTCGCTCTTGGTTGGGAATAGAGAGGACGACGCTACTCACTGAAGGCAAGCCTCCTCACTAAATGCTGACATCCATGTAGAGCTTCTGTGATGTCGTTCCCGAGTGATTTAACAAATATGTGAGGCTTGGACTTGATCACCACCTCAGACACGCCTACGGGCATTCCATCCGGGTTTAGAGCGATCCATTCCTGAGCCTCCGGATCGAACAGGAAATGATATTGTTTCCAGGGATCAGTTGATATATCCTCCAACTCATCCCTGGTTAAGCCAGCAAAAAGATCATTTACCTCTTCGATGTTAGAGTAATCGTCATGACAAACCATAGTGTAATCCTTCCTGAGTAAAATAAACAAAATGAAATAGTTAAAAAGAAAGCATAAGTTTGATTGTAGATGGACAGTAAGTATTTCCTGTCCGTGACAGATAACCGTCTTTCAGTAACTGTCTGCCTATTTCTCTATAGGACAAACCCTTTTCTCTATAGATTTTGGCTCGACTAATAGCCTCTAGTTCGTTCTCATCAGGTTGTTGTTCTACTTTCTTACCTCTAAAATCCTCCCTTCCTGTGACAGTGACACCTAGCCTGGCCCACCTCGCAAGTTTTAGATTCCTCTCTCTCCTCTCATCAAAGACAGCCCTGGTTCTCTCACATGCAAGACCACGTTCCATCTCTGCGTAAGCTGCCGTTATAGTGAAGAAGAACTTCCCTATGGGTGTGTTGGTGTCAATGTTCTCTGTCAGGCTATGGAGAGCAACCCCACACTCTTTTAGTTTTCTAGAGTATGTCAGAGACTCTTCCGCATTACGGAATAGTCGATCGAGTTTATAGACCACCACATGTTTTATTTGTCCCTGTTCTGCAAGATCGAATACCTCTTTTGCTCCTTTCCGTTTCTGGATGTATTGACCAGAGATAGCGTCAACCTTGATCTCTATGAGTTCGATGTCATGGAGATCGCAGTATTTCCTTATTTTATCCTGCTGAACCTCTAGACTTACGCCTTTCTCAGCCTGTCCTTTTGTTGATACCCTGATATATCCGACTGCTTTCTCCATAACTACACTCCTAATCTTTTAGGTTTTCTTTGATTGCTTCAGGCAATACGTCATAACTGATCAGTATTGCTCTTGTTAAGACAGCCTCTTTAGCTGTTAAACTAGTTTTTTGTGACATTTTTACTATGATGTCATAGTCGTAACAATTCATATCTGACTGCTTCACAAGCCCTACGAAATGGCGACATGCTGACAGGATTGCTTCGGCAGTAGATGATGTTATCGATACAGCAGCCTCCTCTACCGCTTGATAACTAAGTATCGTAGAAGCCGGATCACCATCATCCGGGATCAAAGGGAAATCACTCAGAGTGTCAAGAGCATCCTCTATGACTGCCTGTTTCACTACTAGAGAATTAGCTATCTTGCAATCCACTGAATCATCAAACACTAAGTGCTGAACCAATACGGAGTTTACTGTCCCTAGTCTGTGGCAGCGGTCTTCGGCTTGTGACACAGACGCCGGTGTCCAGTCAAGTTCAGAAAATACGACATGAGATGATGCTGTGAGCGTAAGACCCACACCAGCAGCTTTTATCGATCCAATAAAGTATTTAATGTTGGGATCGTTCTGAAAAGCCTCTACAGCAGCGTTTCTGTCCTCAATTGAGGTTTCACCAATTAACATGACGGCTTCATCCCCAAATGCCTCAGCATACATTTTTAGAGGCTCTATGTGATGCCCAAAAAGGACCACCTTCTCCGACGCATCCCTACAGTGTGCTATGACATACGGAACTTTTGCGATTGCAGTCTCTTTCCTGGCTTTAGCAAGATCGTTGAATGCTATTCTTACACCACTTCGCAGACGTGCTACAGCGGCTCTATAACCCTCCTCGTTATAGGCTACTTTCGCTAATTCTGTAGCAACTCTGAGTTCTCTGATCATGTCCTCATGAGTCTGATAAGCCTCGTTCTCGGCTTTAATGGCTTGTGACGCTCCATTCTGTGGTAGTTCGATTACCTGTCTGAGTTTTGGTGGTAGGTCTTTTAGGACGTCTTTCTTGAGGCGTCTAACCATAACTGTCTCTCTGAGTTTACCCTGGAGTTCATCCAGGTTACGAGAACCAGAGACATCCCATCCAAACTTACCCATCTTGGCGCCGCAATATCTCTTCGTGAAGGCGTCATAGGTTCCCCATGTCTCCGGGTCAAGGTAACTAAGGAGCGCCCAGAGTTCGGCTGGAGTATTCAGGATGGGTGTGCCGGTAAGCATAAGTTTCCTGTTTGCTTTGATTGGCTCTATCTCGTATACTCCTCTTGAGTATGCTTTTTTCTTGCCTATTACCTGCTGTGTCCTTTTAGCTTTATGGTTCTTGATGTAATGTGCTTCATCACAAATTAGTATGTCCCATGTATGTTGTCTTAGTTCTTTTGCATACCTCGGTAGTATGTCGTAGTTGATGATTACAATACCGGGATTGTAAGGGAATGTGACCTTCGATTCCATGACCGTCACTTCTAGGTTCTTGGTTGTCCATGCTAGGATTTCTTTCTTCCAGTTTAGCCTCAGAGATGCAGGACATATCACTAATATTTTCTCGGCTGACTGATCCAGGTTCATAATGCCAATAGCCTGCACCGTCTTTCCGCAGTTGTGGACAACAATGCCGTTTGCCACAAAGTTTCTACCGGGATCAGCCATAACTAGATCGTAAGTCTCCTGTTGGCCCGCCGGTTCGATGGATACTACCTTACTTGAAGAGACCCCACTTTGCGATTCTGTGGTTATCCAATCATCAGGATTGAGGTCTTGCGCCTCGATCCATCTTCCGTTACTCAGTCGAACTTCATGATCAGGTGTCAGACAGATTGATTTCCCGTTAGTAGTTTTGACAGAGATCACGTCTTTTATGCCAGAGTATTTGATTGCCCTGACATGGTTAATCCGAAAAGACTGATGACTAAACAAAGAATTTGTATAGCAGTTTTTGTTGTTTGTGTATTTTTGATAGGCGTCTTTAATGGTAATGTGGTGTCTTTGTCCATCTGCCACCAAAATGATCGTAGCATCACCACTAATACACCCCATTTCGTCAGCCAGTAGTGTGGATGATTTGTCCTTCATGAACTCTACACCAGCCTTCTGAAAAGGAAGGAGACTCTTTCCTTCAGGTAGCGGTATCTCTAAGTCGCTATCCGTAGCTCTCGATGACTGAATAGCTACTTGGCGACTGCTATATTCTTTTTCAATCTTATCTCTTAGTTCAGGCTTCGCAAAGCCTCGCATCCGGTAGGCAACATCAAGATCAGGAGCATACCAGAATTTCTCTTTTCCATCCCATATCATAGAGTTTTCTTTGCATTGGTTCTTTTCACGATATACTGTCCTAGCGATATATCGACCGTCATGATGTTGCAGGATTTCCATTTTTTTGGCTCCTATTTGGTTTTGTTTCCCGGAGTATATACTCTCCGGGAATAACATGCAAGAAGTTAATGTCTGCGTTTAATCGTCAACCCGCTCTTGTGAGCCAAGGTAGTTTCCGTAACGATCCCGATACTCTGTGTATCCATGTCTGTGATGTTCCGATCCAACCAGGTTGTTGTAACGATCTCTTACCTCGATTACACTCCCGTTGTGTTGTGCCGTCCCGACAAGGTTCCCGTAACGATCCCTGAATTCTGTCTTTTGCCCAAAACAGATCACAGGAATCAGACAAAGCACTACAATGAGTAGCTTTTTCATGACTTTACCCTCCCTTTTTGTTCTGAAAATGATATGTGTTTTTTGGGGATGATTATGGCTTAGATGTTAAACTAACAATACCGACTTTGTCTACATGGATATCGTAGTCCTCTTGTGGCCCCAATAAGAATTGATCAGGCATTTCCCATACTGCTTCTGTTTCAATAGATGCTAAGAATTTTAGTAGTCTGTAGTGAATCGAGTCACTACTTAGCCCAATAATAATGTTGTAGTATTCTTCAGCCTAGACGGATGACTGAGTCTGGCCTGGAGTATCCAGGACAGAACCGAGACCAGTCTACAGTGAATCAGCCCACTTCGCTTCCCGCTTAATATACCAGTTGATCCTGGATACATCAGTTTTCTTCTTGTTGTGACGATCCATGGTCTTCTGCAAAGCATCGCACAAACAGTCACCTGCCGGCTTAGAATCAGGCTGTTTCTTGAGTTCATCCACAAATATGTCTAATGGCGCAAAATAAGGTGAGGAATCCAATTCCCTAAAGATAATAAAATCTTCCATGGCCTGGACAGAAAAACTTGGGTCTTCACCTATTCTAATGAGTTCTTTTTTCAATGCGTCCTGCTGCATTCTCCTTCCTCTCTTTCTCGATAAAGTCTTGGTAGGTTCCCTTGTGCAAAATTAATTTACATGACCTACACTTAACGTATACACCTAATTCTTTTGAGTCAATCTGTATCACTCTATTCTTGCCGCATTGTGGACACATACTACGCCTCCTCTATGATAACGTGCCGGAATGTCACCCTTGCACCTTTAGGTAGCGCTATTCCACCATCAGGAACCCTCGCTCCCGAGTATGATACAACAATCAGGTTGTCACCGGGAACTAACCTGAGAGTTTCCCGGTTTACCAGTATCGTCATCCCAAGCAATCCAGATACTACGGCAGCTAGAGCAGACACTCCTATGGCTGACCGAAACGGTAATGTCTTGAGTAGTTCCTTCGCCTCGTCATGTGTGATATTTCTCACTCTGATTTGACAATCTCCAACGATCATATTCAGGCTTAGAGCATTTGTTAGGAAGCACTTGTTTTGCATGTATTTTTCCATTCTTTTTGGTGTATGTTTGTTAGTCGAGTTGGTTTGCAAATTCACTTTTCAGGATCATGTCCACGCCTTCCACCATTGCCTCACCGTAGTTCTTTGACTCGAACATCACGCTGACCCCGTCCTCATCCGCCCAGACTTCACCAGGCTTTAGTTTAGGATCATTGTCGATACAGAATTGGACAGTCTGACGATCAATCATGGTTACGACCACTCTCTGTTTTCTGTGGTCATCTAGGTTTATAACATCCATTGCGGCTCTCCTTGACCTGTTGTTTGAGTTTCTAAGTGTTTTGTCCTTCTTTGCTCTGCTTATGGCATATTTTATATGAGCAGCCCACTGTTTGTTGTATGAAAACTCTAAGTAAAACCTTCGGGTGTTATATTTATTGATCACCTCTAATGCATATACTTCGGCTGAGACCTGGCTGACCTTTATGTTGGCGGACGGCATTCTGACTTCACACTCCACTTCCCCGCCTTCAATAACCCGCTTAAACATGCCCATAAGTTTGCCTTTAGGAATACCCACCAATGTGATGAGCATAGCTAATGCTTCTCTAAAACGATACATCCGATACCCTCTCTTGTTGTTGTTATGCTTTTGTAGAAAAAAACAGAAGGGCTATCTATTTCAAGCCCTTCTGTGGAGGTAAACCACTGTGTTATCAACAGAATTTGATGTTTAGTTTTTGTGAGACTATGTCACGCAAGAAGAAATTCCCTTTTTTATAGTCTTCCTGGTCTGGAACGCTATAACTAGGCTTAAAGACTCGATCACCCACCAAGAATATCATCCGGTAGGATCCAGAAGCATCTCTGAAGAACACTCTGCGTGTCAGTTTTTCGTTAAAACTGGACTTAACCACTAGGCAGTTTGTTTCATCCAACACCATTTTTCAAGAATCCTTTCGACAGACAGACTTCTTAGTCATCCAAGGCCCAGATATCCTTGTGATGTTGCCTGATCACTGAGGCTACATCGTTATAACCTGCCGGCTTACCACCCAACAAGAAATGGGTAAGCACAGGCCCTTCTATGCCTATTGACGGGTTATGTTCAATTAATCCCACAGGAGTATTCATCCTGCCGCCAACAATGACATATCCCATTATAGCGCCCACAAGCCTGTCTATGTCTGTTGGGTTTGACATTTTCCATGCATTGAAGACGTTTGATTCGTTTAGCATACCATTTTCTCCTATCAGCCCAAGTCACCGGTAGATATTTAATCCGATTGTTGCGTCTGTGCCAGCTATCTTTTGATTACCGGAAGAGGTAGCAATGATTGTGCTTTTGCCGGATTTTGATGTTCCAAGATTTTTGGAGAGATCAATCTCAATTGTGAGTTTTGTTCCATCCACTCGATACATAACGCCTTTTCCGATTTCGTTCATTGTTTTTTCTCCTTGTTTTTTAGGAACAGTTTTTTCTACTCCATGTTTGGTTGGGTGATTAGGATTGCTAATTCTGAGAAAGATTTACATGGTAAAACATACCCACACTGATAACATTCCCAGTGAACCTCAGTCTCCAGTGTATCCTCTTCGTAGGAATGAACAGTCTCTATTTGTCCGGACTTGCTTACGTAGTATTCCGTGTAGCATGTCATATTTGTTTTGGTCTCACTGATACGCCTGTCTCCACAATCCGGACAAGAATAGCCCTTGTTTGTCCACTTCAGTTTTGCGGCCTCAGTCAACCCCAGTTCTGTCAGGGTTACAGTTGAGTCCTGTCCTTTTCCCTGCGTCACAACCAGACCTTTTTTAGCCAAACTTGCAAGGACTCCTCCTAAGCTTCGCTTGGGTATGAATTCTCCAAAAGGCCCTTTGTCCAAACAGTTTGACCATACAGGGTCTGTTGGGTTTCCGTTCTGGTTTATTTCGTTCTTGGCTATATTAGCCAGCATTCTACTCTCATGTGGTGTTAGTTCTCTCATTTTGTATTCTCCTATTTTTGGGTTGTTGGCGGGAGCTTTCGACCCATCACGGAATCGAACCGTGCAATGCAGACCTTTTGGGTTACTACTCACTCCCTGTCTCCTGTCGGCTGATTAGTCGGGAATCGAACCCGATATGTCCAGAAACACTACGGAGACTAGATTTCATGTTTTCTGGACGACTTGTGCCTTTAGCTAACTTTCCGACACTGTGACTGCCCTGGACGTTTCCAGGACAATACCGGTGGAGGATAGTTTGTTTGTTTTATCCAATACTCTCTAGGAGTCATGCCTTAAATACACCATCAGGGAACGATCCCCAGATTGCAGACCTTATCTTTGCCGGGATGTATCTACTCATTGGCTGACATCCATGGTAAGCATCGATCAGTTCATCCTTAGTGTGCAAGTCGAACCATGGCCCATTCGCAGGTCTATCCGGATTCCCGGATGAGTCTACGACAACTCCGTCCTGCGACAGGATTACCCATGGTGACAGCCTCGGGTTCGTTATGAACACATCTCCATTACTAAAATACCAATACATGACCTGGTTTTTATCCATTTTGTTACCCTCCTATTCAGTGTTACGCTCACGCATTACCCTAAGTTTTTCTAAGGTTATTGTGTCGAGATCATCTCGACAGTCGCCCCACAGTATTCTACCGCTCTTATCCATAGCCCATAATCCCGTGGTGTCAATGTCATCAGGGAATGGAGCCGTTGGCAGACTATCCATCCTGAGATAACTATACTCTGACTCAGACAGATTCTCGATCATCGCCTTGAGTTCATCGACGTTTTTAGTATCCCAATCTATTTTAGTCATTTTTTGCACTCCCTCGTGTTTTTTGTTAACAACTATCCGAGTTATCCCTGGTGATATGACTCACCAGAGATAAACCTGATGTTTGTTTGCTACACTCCACTGTTTTTGTATGCCTTCCTGAGTCTCCTCCGCTCCGCATCCGGCAGGCGGTTTAATTCAACACAATCCTCGTTTATTAAACTAGACCGCCATATTGATTTGTCAGTCGCCTGGTAGTATCCGAGTGTTCTGCCATAGTTCACGCCACAATCCCATACAAACTCAGGCTCACTGTAGGTGACATCAACCAGACCTAGACTATCTAACTGAGAATCACTCAACTGGCCATCCTCATTGACCATACCTGAAATATCAATCGTGTTGTATCGTTTGTTCGCCTTCATGTTTTACTCCTCCCATACGGATTCAATGGAGTCCCGAAGACCATCAGTTAGATGATCATCCGTTAAATCAACAGCATCTACCCTGGCGGTGTAAATCTCGCCGTCTGCGAATATCTCGTATGCAGTGTCCTCATCAGCCGATGAGGCTACGATCTCACCATCCTCCGGATGACAGATGATCCAGATATCACCATCCGTGATGAGTCTCTCACCATGCTTCAGGTATGCAATCCTCAAGTTTTTCATGATGTATTTTCTCCTTTTTGTGTCGTTCATCCAGGCTTGCAAGCCTGGACTCAAGCGTTCCAGGCAAGCCACCAAGATCATAGATGATAATCAGAATTGATTAACCCAAACATGTGGGTGAGGTTTATCTGCACACAAGTGCAGATTACAGCGATCCTCCCATTTTGACCAAGTTCCACCGTTTGCCGTAAGCAATCGACATCCACAGCGGTATGACACTCTAGTTAGCATTGACAAACTGTTATGAGACAATGACTCGCCCCATGCATACCAATACCCATCTTCATCACATAGAGGTTTGTTCATAATTTTTCTCCTTAAAAAAGAGGTAACGAGACCCTTTTCTTGTTTCCATCCTTGATCAGGACATTCTCAGTTTCAAGTAGGTTAGCTATTTTTTTGCAAATGTCTACGATTTTCTCATTCCTGATATCATACCGGTTGGCTTCTTTCATCCCTCCAATCTGGACTATCATGGAGAGGATTACTCTCCCCATAGATTGCTGATTGGTGGGATGCAGAATGTTAATGGCTTCGCTTAATTCTTCCATCAATTGGCTTGATCCAGAGGCTTTGACCAATATGCCCAATATCTGGTTCATACTCACCTTTTCCATGATGCTACATCCTCTCTTTTCCAGAACTTTTGCCTTGCCTCATCCATATTGGAAGGTACTATACCCCTATCATCCAGAAATGAAACCATTTCGATTAAGGCTTTTTTCCGACTCTTGCAGTATCTCACTGATAGCCCCGTTGCTACATCTGTCACAACGCAGCCCTTTCCGTCATCCACCGGTTTTGACAGAAAGAAATCTCCGTATCCAGGAAGCGTGAAAACCCGCTCCTTGCGGTATACCATCCAAGCACAACCGCCCCTGTAAGATGTCTGATAGACCAGTTCTTTGCCCTTGGCCCATCTGATCGAAACCAACAATTTGATTGCATTATCCGACAGATTTTTAATCTTTTCCATTTTTTCCATCCTCATAGATAATCATCACGGACGTTATCCGGTTGTTGTGATGCGCCCTTGCCTGCGCCTTTTCTAATGCAATCCTTAGTTTGCGAGTTCTCGCATTAATCGCCTGAACTCTCCAACCCTCCTGAATAAGACAGATTGTTTCCTGATGAAGTTTTTCCCATAGTCTGTTTACGAGCTGGGAATATCTATAAGCCCGTAGGTTTTGTGCCATAATGGCTCTTTTTGTTTCGATGTCCATCCTAATCTCCTGTATTGATTGAAGATCTCGGGAGGCTTTCGGACTATCCATGGTTCACATCCACGGATAGCGCATCTAATCGCCTCCCTCTCCCATGTCTGGGCTGGCGTATTGGATCGAACCAATATTATCATAGACGCCCCTTAGGGATGACTTAAACGTCTATGTTTCGCCTTGCGCCGATACCAGACTGCGAGTTAGACCCGGATGAATCGTTCATCCGAGTCTAAACCTCAACCTGTTATCTCGGGATTGCCCTCGATTGATCCCGGAGTTTTCTCACCTTGTTAGATGTTCTTGATACTAATACATCAAATCTCTCAGCAGCCTTGATGTATTTTTTTGAATTAGTTCTACCAAACGACTTGGCATATAGGTGTCTCATGTAATCCAGTTGATTAGCAGTGAATCCATCGAGCGGACGGAATTC